AAATCGCTTTAGCCGTACCCGCCGAACGACTACGATTCGTCCACTTGATGCTCTCATCGATCATCCACTCGTTAGGAGTCGAATCCCACGGGTTGTTGTTCTCATTCTCCGCACCACCCGAGAACGTATCGTCGGTAACGTAGATCGAAGCAACGTTAGACTCGCTAGCCTTCTTCAGAATAGCCCGCATCTGATCCTGCGTAGCATTGTGGATCGCATGGAAGAACCGCGTCGGGGGGTACTTCCGGTACACATCAGGAGTGACAGGAGCCTCAGCATCGTTCAGATACCTCTCCGCCTTCTCCTCAAACGACATCAAGATGTCAGTAGCGTTCAGAACATCCTCAGTCGTGTTCGTGCCCGGGTTTCCCATGACCACGAAACTCTCACCGTACTTAGCCTTCACCGTCTTGTAGATGCGCTGATAGAACGGAACCAGGTTCTGAGAAGTACCCCAGCCATTCACCATCTCATCCAGGAAGACGCCGGTGACGCCGTACCACTGCACGTACTTGTCGATATCAGCAAGCACGCTCTCGACCTTCACGGTCGCCTTAATCGTGCGAACGTAGCCCAGCATGGGCTTCCTGTACGGGCGCAGCTTATCAACCAGCAAAACGAAGTCGTGTTCCTTCTTATCGCCCACCCCCGAATGGGGGTTGATAATGAAGAACGGGGCCTTGTCGATGTGGTCAAACACCGTCTTCCACTTCGAGTTCGTGGCGAAATCCTGATCCGCCCACCAGTAGGTGACCGGCACCCAGTACCGAGACGCTGCATCCAGCGGCAAAGGAGTGTAATCCTCCTTCGGCCCCGCCGTCACAGCATCTGTATAGTCCGGTGCATTCGGATTCAGGTTCAGGTTTTGGATGAACGCCTTCTTCGGATCAATCGAACCAGGTGCCGCCTTGTTACCCGTGATCGAGTTGTTACCCACCTCGGAACGCTGGTGTCCCTCCTCCAAGTGGATCTTCACCATATGAGCCGCGTAAGACTCGTCAATCGTCTTGCGATAGTAGTTGTTCGACACCACGCAGGAGTTCGGGTTGTAGATCGCAACAGCTGCCCAGTCAGCCGGGTGGTCCTTCAGACGGGTGAAGTTCTCCCCACCAACGTCCTGGATGTGGTTGCCAGTGATGATCGTTCCAGGGCCCGAGCATGCAACGCCATGATTCCACGCCTTGCCGATCATGTTGTTTGCAACCAGACTGTAGGCGCCAACGGAGATCCCGTTATCCTTCGAGACAGGCAGCGAGTTGTTCGTAATCACAGCATTGTGGCACCCGATCGTGAGACCGATCGGCTCAAACCCAACGGAGGAGTCCGACATCTCGACGGTGTTGTTCGAGATCTTCATGTAGGTGGGGCTACCTATGTTGTTGCCGGTGCCTGCAATGCCCATACCGCACGCGATGTTGCGGAGGTAGTTGTTCTCGATGCTCACGCCGAAGCTGTTGTCCTTCACCAGCACTCCATAACCGGATGCCTGGTTGTTGGTCGTCTGCTTCAGACCAGCGCCGTCAACGCGGCACTGACGCACCGAGCTGCTCGTCACGCCCGTGACCGTCACGCCGACCGCATTGTAACCCTGCATGATGAAGGCCGAGCCACCGCACTGCTCCACTGCTACACCCTTCAGGTGCACGTTAGCAGCATTGGTGATCTGGAAACAATGCTGGGGTTTCTTAGCGTCGGTCCACTCCATCTTCACGAGCATGTCCTCGATCTGGATGTTCTTAGCCTGGTCGCCAGAACCGACAAGGAACGCCGCTGGAGCTGTGTCCTGCGGAGGGTTCCACTTCAGTACCGTAGACTCGCCCTGGCCGCGGATAACCTTGCCCGACGCCTTACCGATCAAGACGGTCGTTTCAAGCTCGTACTCGCCCGCGGGAATCTCGATCGTCTTAGCCGCCGGGTTCGCTATAGCTGTGTTGATCGCAGCGGCGATCTTGTTGGTGCCCGCAGCAGGTTTCACGTTAAACACCCCCTCGACGCCCGTGGGCGTCGGGAGCTTCTTCACAGCCGCTTCGACAGCGGCGTTCACAGCGGTTGTGACGGCGTTCTGGTCCACAGCACCTCCGCCCTGAGGCGGATTCGCTTTCAGCCACTCCTCCGCGGCCTTCTCAGCAGCCTTCTTAGCCTCCTCGGGAGAAGCTTGCGGAATTGCCTTCAGAGCCTCTGTAAGCTTCTGATCGAGCGTCTGGGTAAGCTGGGTAGCCAACTCCTCCTTCAGGCTGTCAGAAGCTCCCTGAATGGTGCTGAGGGCTGTTTCCCGAGCTTGCGCTACGGCACTCTCGGCAGCGGAGCCGGCACCTGAGATCTTGCTGAGAGCTGCGTCGCCAGCATTTGAGATCTCGGTCACAACCTGAGTAGCTCCTGAGACAGCCTGAGATGCTGCCGTCGCTTGCTCCTTCACCTGTCGGATGGCGTCACGCACGCCGTCAAGCTCACTCGGAGGAGCAGACGGGTTCTCGAGCAGATCCGAGAGGTTCGCAGTCTCGACAGCAGGTACCATCACGCGGAACGTGAAGTACCGGCCCGCGGCAAACAGGCGGATCGTAGCCTCTCCGGGGGTGACTCCAGTGAACTCAGCCCTGCCGTTAACCAACGGCTTAGGATCCGAGGCCTCTGGAACCAAGATACGGGTCGTGCCAAAGGCTGGCGTGGCCCCTGAAGCTGCAACCGAGACGGTCCCCTCGACCGCTCGGCCCAGCACGTTCTGGAAGTCACAGATGATGTTAGCCAATCTGACGCCCTTCTAGTCGTTGTCGGAAAATTTCAGCGATGTCTACAACCTCGGCAGCGCTCTTATTGCGTTCGATTTCCAATCGGACACGACGCCGCTCACCCTCTTGCAGGAGTGCGTTGCTGAACAAGGTGTTCACCTGCTGCAACATCGCTGGAGACGGGCGCTTGGACTTAAGTAGCTGGTCAGCGAAATGTAAGGCGAACTCTAGAGCTGCCCAGTCCGAAGGTTCGTAGTACTGAGCCTGGCCGCTCTCAGCGGCTGACTTCCACAGACGCTCCACGAGGTAGTGCGGGTCCTCTACGCCCAGCTTAGGCTGGTTAACGGGGCCTGCCAAGGAGATAACTTCAACGTCATTTTCCTTGTTCCGGCGTATGCGCTCCGAACTGCGCTTAGGTACTGGTCCTGGCACTGGTGTCTCCTGGGTGTTTTTCTGCTGGTCGTAGGCGTAGTTCACGCCGACGCCTAAGGGCTTCGGCTGATTCGCGCTGCGTCTTCGCTTTGTGACACGCAGCACATAAGGCTTGCAGGTTACTGGGGTGGTGATTGTTACCTCGCCGTATGTGGTCCACATCCGTAGCCCCTCGGCTGCATCCCGGTCCCTGGATCTGGCAGATCCAGCGATCGCGCTCCAGCACAAGGCGGCGTAGCGAGTTCCAATTCGAGGGCAGCTCGCCCCGTCTCCGGGATGTCCAAGCCATGTTTCCGGTCTCCTGCAAGGTCTGGTTGGTCCTAGAATCGCCAGAATCGGGCCTGAGAGCCTGTCTGAGCGACTTTTTACGTTCCCGTGGGGGATTGTGTGGGTAAGGGGGTTACGACGCCTTAAAACGGCTGTTTTAGGCGAAGGCCCCTAGGGGTGTAGTGCCTATCGGGGTAAACCCCGTCCCTCATGCCGACGTAACGCCTCACGCCTGTGAGGCTTACACCGACCTTCGGTCTCTCCGAAGGATAGCGGAATACGCGCTTTTCAAGCGCGAGCGAAAGAGGCCCCCTAAAGGGGCCTCGTTTTTGCTTTTCCGAAGGTGTGTAATAGCTCCACCTTTGAAGAAACCTTTATTGGTTTCTCGAAGGTGAGTGAAATCTTTTCTTTTTTAGTGCGAGCGTAAGCGAGCACTTTTTTCTTTTAGCTAAACGCTTTAAGCTCTTCTAGGAGCTTAAAGCTTTAAGCGCTTAGCTAGCGTAAGCGTTTCTTCGTTTCGTTACTACGAAACGCTTACTAGCGAGAACGCTTAACTACGCTGCACAACCCCAACCCCCAAACCCCCTTCCCCTACAGCCTTCACCCATACTGTAGACGTCTCAGGTGCCAAAAGAGAGTCACCCTATGTATGTGATACTAATCACACACATATACATGCTGGTCACAGAGGTGCAGTGAGTATGAGCGGGGGTGATTTAAGACTACCCCCGCAGGCTGTTTAAAGGCTCGACGCCCCAAGTGGGAGAGCCTTCTTGTCGGCTCCTGTGGTCGAGAACACATAGCAAGATAGCAAACACATTTACACTCTGATGCCCGCGCATTTACGTCCTGGCGGCCCGGGGGAGCCGCCGCGAATTTCGAATTGCGAGGCTCCTTGCGGGAGCCGCTCAACCCTTTATCCCCCTTTGGGAGAATCAATTAGCGTAGCGAAATGTTAAATGCTCGATGAGTTGTCCGTCACACCTTCGATGGTGGCTCGAAGCGTGGCCCGCAGCGCTGCGTTCGCTTAGGAACCCGTACAGCCGGGCGGAGGCGCACTACGTCCCGATGCCTTGCGGGGGCGGGGGCACACCCCCCTGGGGGCGTGAGCAAGCACACCCGCGGGGGGCAAACACGCAGCTCAGAGCCTGCAAGCGGGAGAGCGGGGGTCCGCGTTGCGACTACGCAACGGGGGTAGTGGGGTTGTACTTGCAACCCCAGTAGTGTAGAATCCGCGCACACCCGTGCGGGGGTAGTAAAGGGAGGGGGCTGAAGCAGCGGAGGCTAAGCAGTAAGCTAAGCCCGCCAACAGCGGGCAAGTGCTAGCGAAGCGCAAGCGAGACAAGCAGCGGGGCACCTAGCAAGCGGGAGAAAGCTAGCAGCGTGCCCTGCACTAGTAGGTGCAGGGCTAGTAGCAGAGCTAAGCCTGTTAAGCGGAGGCTACGTTGCAGTGACGCTGCAGCTGGCACACGGCAACGGGGGTAGCTGATCCACCGCTGACCTGCTGGTTTGTAGTAGCTGTTACCCCCGGTGTTGACAGCGTGCTAGGCGGTGCGTAGATTAAGTCATGTCAGCGAGACAGCAACCAGTTAGGAAGCGTCAAGCAGACAGACTCCAGTACCAGCCGGTAGGAAGTCAGAACCTCCGGGTTTGACAGACAGCCGTAAGCCTGGTACAGTGAGAACTACCGAACAGGGAGACCGGTTCGGAACACTCAAGCGGCCACGATTGCTAGGTCAGCCTCCATCAGTTAGCCGAAATGGAACTGCATAATCGCGGGGTTGACACGCAACAAACGAACTGCTAGAGTGAGAACAGCACTACAAGGTAGTGCACAAGCCCTCCATAGGGGAGGGCGAGAGTCAGGAAGCCTAGCGACTTGACAAGCTCCACCTAGTGAGCTAGACTAGGAACCGTTCAGCGGAACAGAGCTGAAAGCACATCACCACCAGGTGATGGGCACCGCAAAGGGAAGTTGAACAACGCTGTATGATACGGACCACCTTTGGTGGTAGCGAGGGCAGCTAAGTCCCGAAACGTGACACGGGTAACCAGACCGTGGTGAGTTTGTAGGATACTGGCAGCTAATAGAATCTAAGGAAGTGCTAAGCACATGCACATGAAAGCTTGATGTAGGTGTAAGGGCCGCACAGTCCCGAACCGCACAGCCCCCCCCATTGGGGGTGCGATGGAGAGGGTACGATGGTCTGGCACTTCCTGGTAACAACTACCTTAATCCCCCCGTTTGGGGGGGAGAGAGTGTAGACTTACCAGTGTCTAGGGGCGTAGCCCTGATTTTCCTAGTGGTCGGGGCTGCGTGAGCAACCTCGCTGGGGGGTGGTATCCCAGTCCCTAGGCACTTGATAGGTCTGCAACAAGGTACCCCGCATAGCGGGGCCAAACGCAAGGTCTAGTGATGTACCGTCGACCGCTCAGAGTAGGCGGTCATGGATTCCACGAAACACGGTCTGTAAGCGTCTGTGAGCGCTTGAAACAGCCAACCCTACCCGATATACCCAACAGCCCTCAAAGGGCGTGAAGCCCGCCGAGGAGGGCACTACACTATGGAGGACAACCAGCCATGTTCGCGTTCGTTATTGAGCTTTTCGTCAACCACAGCTATGTTCCTGCTTTGGATCTGTTTGGTTTCGGTGAAGATAGCTTCATTGTTGATCAGCTGATCCGCGCAAGTGAAGTAGTGTTCGGGCTGAACAGCCCCCGCTTCTAACTCAAGCCCCCCCTAACCACCCACCCCGCCTACAGGCGGGGTGATGAAGAGGTCTACTGACCGACAGCCTAACCGCAACTTACCAACACTAGGAGTGCACCATGTCTGATTTTGATGTAACCGTCTGCCTGGTTACCCGTGGCCAGTACACAGCCATGCTGAATGAGTTCCGCACCACCAACCCAAACCTACGAGACCGGGTGGACGATCCACCGGTGGAAGACGACAACATTAAGTACATTGCGCTGGTCGGCAAGTTCAAATGGGAGCCGTGGCCCCCGCTGTTCGGTCCCAACCCCATTGACAACTTCCGGTTGGGTGCTGCGTGGGTGAACACCTCGACCGGCTACATTGGAGGGGTGTTCAAGACCCACCTACCCGCTGATGTGCAGGTAGCCCCTTTCTTGCTGGACTCCCTGAAAGCGTTGGGTGGAACATGGTTGGAGTGCTTCGACGGCAAACTACGTGAGACCTACGCAAAGCAGGGCTTTGTGACGGTAGCTCGAAGCCCATTCAACCGCGAATACGCTCCTGAAACTTGGAACTACGGCGTCGAGGGTGAGCCTGATTACCTTGTTATGGCCTTGCAGGGATCGCCTACTCACAAGCACTACACCAACAACTAGGAAGGGTTTGATCAAAACAATGGAACTTCAGGAAAAGGCTAGGGAGCTGTGGGAGGATTTTGTGGCAAACCACAGCATTGATCCTCAGACCTACTACGAAGGTTCGTTCTTGCAGCGACAGGACGAACTATTTTTCTACCCGGCTCTATCTGAAAGCTTTGACTGGTTGTCAAAGAGTGCTAGAAAGGAGCACATCAATCTGATGGATAGTTTGATTGAGTCCTCGGCGGAGGACACGCTAGCTGCTGTGGAGGAGTGGCGCGACCTGGCAGACATGGCAGGCATAGAGATGGATCAGGTGCACGCAACCATTGCTGAATACCTCCCACAAATAATCAACCGCAGTAAAGCTTTGGCTAGCTACCGCAACCAGATGATGGACTTGTTTGCTGAAGCAGCTGCCCAAGCGTCTGCAAGTCAACCCTTGACAGTGAACGGAGTGAGCGTTGCCGTATAACTTGGAAAAACTTAGCTGGTCGTTAGCCCCCGGTGACTGGTTCGCTATGGGAAAAGCTATCGTTGCCAATCTACCGGACTTCGACCCCAAAGAAGGCCTGCACGTGATCCTGCGGTTACCCGTGGCCGCGGGCATGGACCCCATCATGCTAGCCCCGGCATCACCTACGGGTATCCACACAGCGTCTGGGTGGGCGTCCTCCGACAAGGAAGATGAATGGCCTGTGCTTGACGACCTGTTCGGGCGGGAGGCTTGGCAAGCGTTCGTGGATAAACACCGCTACCCGGAGGAACCCGCGTAGGTTCCGATCACCCCCCATCTTGTGTGAGGGGGGGGGGGAAATCTAACCAGAAAGAGAGCTATGGAGAAATTACAGAAGCTCATTTCAGAGACAGAACAAAGGATTGAGAACGCACAAGTGGGGTGGTGGCAAGCAGCCCCCGACCCCCTGAAACCCTTAATCATAGGCTGGACGAACTTCCAGCTATGGGCCCTGAGTGGCCCCCAAGTGAGCGCCCTGTATCAGGGGCCGGGAGCTATCGCCCTGACGAACATCAGCGACGTAATCCTCACGCCGATTATGTACCGTTCGGCGTATGACTTGTCGGGAGCAACAGCGGCCCCGAGGCTTGCGTGGATCGAAGCCTTGCCAAAGGCTTCACTGACTGAAAAAGCCCTGGAGCTGGTTGAGGAAGCTAGCGACCAAACGTTGGACTTCCTGCACCAACACACGGGCTTTCCTGAGAAGGCCATGCTGGCTAGCCGCACGCAGTTGATGCAGCTTCCTTTGGAACGGCTTGCATTGATGGAGCACAGAAAAGGTATCGCAGCTATCACTGAAGCTATCCGGGTGAGTTGTGAAGCGATGCATGAGGAAGCTAAAGAATACTGCCGCAAGACTGACTTGCGTTGTGGCTCGTTTACTGGAGGATGGAGTTAAAATGCCTAGAAGAAGTCGAATTGCCCCAGGCATTTGGGGGCTGCTTGATGGGGCAAAACAATAGCTGTTATCGAGAAATGTTTGTGCCGGTCTCATGTAAGAGGGTTGGCGGAGGAAAAGCTGTTATAGGTAGTTCGGGAACCAGGTTGGCGCTATCGCGAACCTAGCTATCAGGAAAAGGGTTACCCACTTAAGGCAGGCCCCAGCACTCTTAATGAGGCGTTTGTGTTTGCCTGGCAGGAATGTCAGATCAAAATCGTTGTGAAAGAGGACGGATAAATGAGCGTGTTTGTAGCAGACGTTGTTAAGAAAGCTATGGAGCAGGGGCGTATAGCCCACCCCGGCTTCATTGGAAGCGTGCACTTTGCGGCAGCGCAGGTGCACCATCTCAACTTGGATACCGACGGCTACCTTGATCGGGTGTACGCTGTGGTTCCTCAGCTCCCAACCTTGTTGGGGGAGTGGGTGAAAGAATGCAGCTACCAGCGGTGCCCGATCGACCACAAGACGATCGATAAGCTGGTTAAGGTGGAGATGAAAGATGTGATCCGGCTTTCCGCCGAGTACGAAACTATTCTACTTCACAGTGGTATTGAGCCAGAAGAGTTTTTCAAGCGTGACGTTATCCTCGATCGGCTGGTGGAAGACAGCCAAGATATACTCAAAAAGGCTTGGAAATGAGCAGACGTAGAAAGCAGTGGTTGCAAGAGCTAGCCACTAGGGGCATTATTAAGGCAGTAGCACCCGACACATACGAAACCTACCCTCGCAGTGGGGAGCCTATCAGCGTGTTGACCCCTAGGCAGCCAAGTAAGTTCATTGCCCAGCGCATTGCACGATCGGCGAAAGGCGGAGAGGCTTGCATCACGGTGGGGCAGTACTTCCGCGAAGTAGCTAAGCACGCTGAACGGTTATGCAGAGTGATGCCTAACGTACCTGAAGTGTTGACAGCTTACAGGTGCACCTCCTACCTGTTGATCCCCCTGCTACCGTCGGGGGAGTGGGCACGACAGGCTGCACTACAGCTCCCCCATTTCGAAGAAGTTTTGATTGAGCAGCTGCACATCACGGTGGGGTGGCCTGAGAGGGTAGCCGCACCCATCGTCGATTCCCTGCACTCTGAAGAAGGATCTATCACCGAAGAAGCGAATCGCATTGTCCGGCGGCTGCACCAGTGGCCACGGCCAGATAGAGCTGATGAAGCCATCGAGGTAGTCACGGGTGTGGAACAAGAAGCGATTGAAAGGTATGAACGTTGGCTTTCGTGACAAAGAACCAACTGGTTGACGCGGTGGTTACCGCTGAAGGCCCTCAAGCTTTGAAAGATGTAGCGCTCGCGTGCGCTGAAGGTTTGCCGTATGGCCTACGCGAGAAGGTAGAGGACCTGGTAATTAAGCATGAGTTCTACAACGAACTTCAGGTAGCACTCACGCATGAGGTTTCCGTTACTACCCGTGACTACGTCGCATACGTAGAGCGTGTAAACGCAAAAATTCAAAAGGAAGGAAGCTAGCATGCTAGGTCTAGAAGGTTTGATGCACCACCCTGAAGATAAAGTTTGGGGAATAGCTATCTACCCGTATTTCGTGAAACGCCCAAAGCGGGAGATTCTAGACTGATGAGGAAGTGTCAAGCGTTGGCTGAGCTGCCTGATGGCAGCGTTCAGGTGATCGAGTTTACGACGTCTGACAGGGCCGTAGACGCTTTGGAAAAGCAGGGTGAGGACTTCCCCCTTATCGAAAGGTTTCACGACGTCCTAGAGGCTGCTGGACGCGCTGACGACATGTTTAAATCAGTTCTACTGGAGGTGCTGTGAACCCGGCAATCATTATTGGGGCCGTTACAATGGCCGAACTAGTGCTAGCCTTCATTGGCTGGGCGTGGGATGAGAACCCAGTGCTAGGCTTCATCTGGACAACCCCGCTGGCGATGAACTGCATGCTCCTAGCCTTCGGGGACGTCGGGTATTGGGCACTGCCCGCTACCTTGATTTTCTGGATCGCCGTGCTAGCGTCTGAGCTGGTGAGGGCGTTCGGGAAGCCTAGCAAGAACACTGTTGAGGTGTTCAGCGTGAAAGGTGTGAAGTGAGTAATTGTGCTGAAATAATGACCGAGCTAGTTAGTCGGTCTGTAAGGCTAGTGTTGGTGGCAGTGGGCTTTGCGGAAGCGTCTCTCTGATGGGCGCCCTACTTACCGGAGTATTAATCGGGTTCACGATAGGCGTGCTCCTTTTGGAAAGGGGCCAGTAGATGTATGATTCACTCAGGAATTTCACAGAAAAAAGCTTTGAGCTGAGCAACTATCGAAAAGCATTCGTCGAGTTGGGCCTAGCCGACCAGCTACGCATCTACCAAATGGCCAGTGACTTGTACCTGAATCCCCCGACTGGGGGTATTGAGTGAGCGAGACAGCACAGCTAGCAGCCCCGACATACAAGCCGGGGCGCCGATCAGTCAGCCAGCATAATCAGTACGTGCGGTGCCCGCTCAGCTACAAGCTGAGCCGCATCGACCGGGTGTGGAAGCGCCCTGCGTCGTGGCTGTCGCAGGGGCTGGCAGTGCACGCAGCCCTGGAGCATTGGGAGAAGTCAGACCGTTCAGCCACCTTGGAAGAGTTAGAAGCCTTGTATGAGGCTGAGTTTTGGGAAAGTATAGGTGAGCAGCAGCAAACCACCCCCGATATTGAGATGTGGTTTGGCAGTGGTCCTTATGATCCGGTGGCCGATGTTGGACGCAGGAGGTTGCTCGGGTGGAAGCAAGTGCAAGACCTGATCCGGTACACCGAGGATAAGGGCGATCCCGTCTGGACCACCCCCGATGGTAAGAAAGCTATAGAGCTGAAGTTTGAAGTCGAGCTAGGCGGCGTGCCGGTTATCGGCTTCATCGACAAGATCGTAGAAACCAATAAAGGCTTGACCGTCCGGGACATCAAGACCGGCGCCAAGCCGGGTGACAAGTTCCAGCTCGCCACCTACGCTGAAGCTATCAGGTTGATGTACGGCGTCACGATCGAGCGCGGCGACTACCACATGGGTAAGACCGGCCGCCCCGGACGGGTGCAGCGCATCACCGAAGCAGACCGACGGGAGGTGCACGAGCATTTTGCGTGGCTGGAGGAGCAGCTGAAGGCGGGTCTGTTCCCACCAACAGAGGAGGAGAGTAGGTGCACGATGTGCGACGTCGCGGCGTCGTGCCCGTTCGCACGATAGGAGGAGGATCTGTATTCACTAGTTCAAAGCCTGAAAAAATCTAAGGAATTGGGGGAGCCCCTTCCGCAAGTGTGGCCGTCGTTGAACGTCGAGCTTAGAAAAGGTATGGTCGCGTTGATTGCGGCGGGTCCCGGAACGGGTAAATCGGCTGTCGCACTGAACTTCGCTGCTCAGGCTGGAGCCCCGACGCTGTATTTTTCCGCTGACTCGGATGCTCGCACGCAACTAACACGTGCGGCAGCCATCTTGACCGGCGACAGCGTGGCCGAATGCACAGCTAAGCTTGACGAAGGCCGAGTACCTAAGCCAGTTGTTGAGGCTCCATTGATGTTTGACTTCAGAGCTGAACCGGATCTTGACTCCATCGAGAAAGCTATGGCGGTGTACAAGGAGCTGTACGGCGAGTACCCCCATCTGGTGGTAGTTGACAACCTTGGGGATGTCCGAACAACGGGTGACGGTAACAAGTTCGAAGCTCAGGACAGTGTGTTGCGCTGGTTGAATGGCATGGCTCGCAAGGCTGAGACCTGCGTGGTGGTGCTTCACCACGTGACGGGGAGCTTTAACGACGCGTCAGCTCCGATCCCCCAATCAGGGGTGAGAGGCCAAGTAACACAAGTACCCAGTGTGATTATCACGCTGCATCGTGCAGGAAGTTACGACGACACGGCGGTTCTCGGGGCGTCGGTGGTGAAGAACCGAGCCGGAAGGTCGGACGCTTCCGGCCAGACGGTCACACGCCTCACGTTCAACATGCGGAACCTACGCATCACCGAGGAGACTTCAGCAGCTCCCTCAACAAGTAACGAAGGGCGGCACGATCCATTTGGTTGACAGGAAGCCTTGTGTAGACTGCACCGCAGAGGGGCGCGTGAACAAACGCGCCACCCCGTACCCGGGGCCTCGCTGTGCCACGCACCACGGGCAGGAAATGAAGCGCCGAAAAAAGGCTTCACGGGAGCGTTCACTAATGAAGCGCTTCGGCATTACGATGGCTGAGTACGAGGCTATCTACGAACATCAGGGCGGAGTCTGCTACATCTGCAGGCGCGCTACAGGCAAGTCACGAGCCCTTGCCGTTGACCACGACCATGAGACCGGGTATATTCGAGGGCTGCTGTGTAGCAGCTGCAACAAGGGTGTGATAGGCCACCTCCGAGACAGCGTCGAGACGTTGCAACGAGCTATCACCTACTTGGAAGATCCCCCGGCCCAGCAAGTAATCGGAAAGAGAGTAGCGCCTCAATGACCTACATCGACAACGATACAGAGTTTGAGGAGATTCAAGCTCGGATTGAGCACGCGCTCTCGACGGGAGCAGACAAGGCTGCTCAGGCAGTAGCTGAGCATTTGCGTAACGTGCCCGCGGAGATCGTAGACATTGTGACGGAGGCTGTCCGAAACTCCGTGGAAGATATTAGGGATTGCTCGCACGAGTTGATCGAGGACGCGTGATTGAGGCAGTTATAAAGCACTACTTCCCTGAGTTCGACGCCCCGGTCGGTAAGTTCGGGTGGCAGGCGGTTGCGTGCCCCGTCCACGGGGACGCTCACAAGTCAGCGAGTATTAACGTAGCTGCTGACGCTTTCAACTGCCACGCGTGTGGCTATCGCGGGGGCAGCCTGCGAATCATACAAACTCAGGAGCCGGAGTTAACCTTCGAGGAGGTGTTGAAAAGATTTGAGTCAATCACTGGAAACTGCCACGAGCGCCTACAAGAAAGCTCTAACAGGCAGCCCCGCCGAGGAGTACCTGTTGAGCAGGAAGCTTTCGGAGGAAAGTATACATAAGTTCGCTCTCGGGTATGTCGATGAGCCAGCTCCCGGACATGAAAGGTTTCAGGGGCATTTGGCTATCCCCTACCTTCGACGAGGGCCCCTCGGCTCGTGGAAGGTGGCGGGTATCAGGTTCCGTGCACTGGAACCTGGCGTACGCCCGAAGTACAACCAGCCAGAAGGCCAGAGCTTGCGCACATTCAACCCGCAGGCGGTGCTTACTGCCGACGAGGCGGTCGGGATCTGCGAGGGCGAGATCGACGCTATTACGGCGTGTCAAGTAGGCCTGCCGACGGTGGGTATACCCGGAGCCAACGCGTGGAAGTCCTGGTGGGCGGAGTTGTTTGAGCCGATCAGCAGGGTCATTATCCTAGCGGACGGCGACGAGCCTGGATTCGAGTTCGCAGCAAAGGTCAAAGCGGATCTACCGCAGGCAGTTATCCTTCCCCATCAGGAGAAGCAAGACACCAATTCAGTTTTATGTTCGGAAGGAAGTGAGGCGCTTGGCGCGCTTATCGACAAGTACAGATGAGGCCGCAGTCCTGGTGTACACAGGCCCGAGTTGCCAGGCGTGTAAGGCCACAAAGCGATGGCTCCGCAACCATGATGTTGCGTTTGAGGAGATCGACGTAGAGGAACACCCCGAGGCGGCGGAGCAGCTGAAGCAAGAAGGCTTCACCTCCCTACCAGTGGTAGTTATCAAGCCTACGGATAACGTTGCTGTAGGGTTTAAGCCTGAGTTCCTGAAGGAGGAGCTGCTATGAGACCTCGACAGCGAGCGCGAGCCCGCACTCAGCGAGCTACGTGGATAACCGAAGCTGGGTTCCGGGGGTACCTTACCGAGCGAGGTAACCCACCGGAGGTTGTGAATGCCGTGGTTGCCCGAATCCCGCCAGCGTTCATCCACGATGGTGAGAAGATGTGGACGATCGGAGCGATTAAAGAAGGCTTGAGTCGGTTGATGCGGATCGCCGACCTGCAAGAGACTGTAAACGATTTCGTGAACGGAGAGGCTAGTGAGCCGACCAAACCTACTCACCTCTGACGAGGTGTTGCAACAAGCTGTTGACGCTGGACTCCCGAGCTACGCGTGCCGCGTAGTCGAGGGGATGCTCCAACCAGCGGGAACCCTCAGCTCCCGTCGATCACCTAAGTTGTACACTCTGTACAACTCGCTGGAGGTGGATGGTGCGATCGACTTTCTGCGCCACAGCAGGTTCACTGAACTTATCCCTCTCCTTACCGCCTCGGGGGTGGAAACCGGGTTTATCCAAGGGAAGAGTGCTCTGTCTGCACACATCGTCGGACGTGAGGAAGAGCCTGAGGCCGTAGTTAAGAGGCTGTTCGACAGGCTTCAGGAGCTTGGAGTGGAAGCTAGGTGGGCAGGCTTAGGGGTGGCGGCGTTCTCTTCCGAAGACCCCGACTTCCTCAACTTCATGGAGGCTTTAGATGGCTACAGCGATTAATCAAACCAAACTCGATCTTCGGAGGGCACTAGATGCAGTGTGTGCTCACAGCAACGCCGGAATTGAGGTGAGTCAGATTGGGGACCAGAACGCTGAGCTTCTGGTCCGCAGGCTGCTTTCCCACGCACCACTAGCGTCTCTAGACCAGATCCCAGGCCTGAAGCCGAAGCGGATTTTCAGTAACCCATCCGAAGGAGTAGGAGGGTGTTACAAGATCGTCGATCCTAGACTAGAGAAGTATCTGAAGCATTACGCGGTACCCCAAGATAGGCTTGAGGTAGCTGAGAGTATCTTTTTTGACCTGAGGCTGTGCGTACGGAACATCGAGCCGCGGGGCTTATCTATCGAAGGCTTCGAGAACGGGCAGGAAGCCGCCCAGGCCGGGAGAGACCTCCAGGAGGTCGGGTGGCTAGTGAACGCCTTAGGGGACCGGCTGGTGACTACCGATGGGGAGATCATCGATATTGCATGTAAGATCCTTCCTCCTGCGGCCCCTGATAAGTCGCAGGAGGGGCCAACGGATGCTGTGGACCACCCAGACCACTACCAGAGCGGCAACGGGCTGGAGGCTATCGAAGTTATCGAGGCGTTCTTCCACGAGAACGCCTTCCTAGCAAATGTATTCAAGTACCTTGCCCGCGCGGGTAAGAAGGGCGGCGAGGCTAAGCTCCTCGAAGACCTGAAGAAAGCTCGATGGTACCTAGAAAGGGAGATTGCGTTCCGTGAAACAGCCACTAAGGATACTTAAGAACCAGCCCGCTTTCGATCGAGGAGCTAATCGCTGGGTTAAGTTGCTTAAGTGGACGCGCCCCGGGGTACTCCTCGTCCAGGATTTGCTGAATCCCGATAAGCCGCCACGGGAGATGGGGCGGCGAGGGCTAAAAACGTGGCACCCGGACCCTAAGATGAATGAAGCTGACCCAATCGAGCTCCAGCTTATCCCCAACGGTAGCAAGGTCCTGCTCGGTGACCTTCGGTACACCCGCGTTTACGGCGGCTGGTTGCTTAAGCAGTATGATGAGCTTGCCGACGAGGACTACGCGGAGTTCATACCGGATCAACCGGGAACCGACAAACAGCCTGACCGCTGGACGGTGGACTGTGGTACCAGCACTGGAGAGAGCGACTACCTGGAGGTTCCTAAGTGAAAACCTTAAGATGGGAACGATGCCGAGGCGGCCGTTACGCTGGTTATGGCAGCGGCGCATTTGTAGCTCTGATTAAGCCGGTTTGGCTCTACCGGGACGACTGTGTGGGATCAAGCCTACACGTGGGAGTTGTACGACGAGAACCGGGATCTCTCCGAATGGGGAGATGCTTTGACCGTGAGGCAAGCAGCTCTCCTCGCTGAAGAATCCTGTTTTGCTGCTAAGGGGTTGTTGAAACGACAAGTTTGGGGGGCGGAACGCCTGCTTTACATCACAGGCAAGGGGTTCTACTATGTCAGCTGGCCTTCGCCGGACCCGTTACCTACTTACCAGCCGGTGTTTGATCATCAGGAGACGCTGTTAGGCTTCTACGTTGGTACTGAAGCTCTAAAGGCTCTGCAAACTGACGGCAGCAGGTCTAAGGGCCTGCCGGACGGCAGCCTGCTCACTATGAAGAAGGGTTACCTAGTCAAGCACGGGGAAGTTCTTTTAGGCGTTTGTCCGCGAGGACAGGGGGGACGCCCCGGCTATTAGTGTACCGGCCAGCCGCCTAAACGAACGAGCCGTTGTGGGCCTATTGTACCCGCCTAGGCCTGAGGCCTCAGCCCCAGACTTGCCGGAAGAGCCTGAGCTTGGAGATCGACTCGTGTTCCTCACGGCTCAAAACGTTTGGGGATTGTTGCAAGAAGAAGGCTCGGAGATCAAAACGCTGGAACCCGAACCTAGAACGCTGCACGCCTGGGAAGTGTATTTGGGAAGACTTCGCCGGCAGGAGCACCCCTTAGAAGGTAAGGGGAGCCTAACCTTTAACCGGTACCTTCCAGAACTACCGATAAAAAGCTTTCGATAAGGAGAGAGAATGAGTAAATTCGAGATCAACGACGTAGTCTTCCACAAGAAGAAGGCATTCATAGGGTACATTGTCAAGGCCGACAGCCTTGATGAGGAAGTAATAGCCACCCCTAAGGGGGTAGTGACCGGCGTAAAGAGTAAGAACCTCATTAAAGTCTCGGAAGCTCTAGACGGTTCTGTCAAGCTTCGGGGCCGTGCACTTCAGGCGATTCAAGACCTGCCAGAGGGAAGCACCGCGGTAGATGACTCTGGCGACCTGTGGATTCGAACAAGCGCCGGTTGGACTGCAGCCTTGTTCAGTAACCTGACAATGAATAACTGGATCTCTAAGTCCACTGTTCGGATCTACCCAGCCCTCTCGAAAACTGTCTTTATCAACAAGAAGGAGGCGTCCTGCGTAGAGTCCTAGTCATCCCGGACACGCACTACCCCGATCACCATCCAGGGGTGTTCAAGGCTATCCTGGAAGTGGTGAAGTACGTGGAACCAGATGAGATAATTCATATCGGGGACCTGATGGACTACCCGCAGCCTTCCCGCTGGACCAAAGGTACTCGGGAGGAGTTTGAGGGTAACATCTACTCGGCGTCGGAAGCCGCTAAGAAGGTTATCCTGGAACCTCTGAGGGCCGTGTTCGACGGCCCGATCGGGGTACACGAGGGTAACCACGACATGCGGCCCCGCCTGTACCTGGAGAAGTACGCCCCAGCGCTGTCGCAGACCGACATGCTGAACTTCGAGAACCTGCTCGACTTCGACGGGTTCGGAATCACACGCCTACCGGACTTCTACAACGTAGCTGCAGGGTGGATCACCACTCACGGGCACCTCGGGGGCATCCGCCTCAACCAGAACGCTGGTATGACGGCCCTCAACGGAGCCAAGCGTATCGGCAAGAACATCATCATGGGACACACGCACCGAGCTGGTGTCTCCTCGTTCACCCAGGGTATCGAGGGTCAGACCAACACCATCACTGGTGTAGAGGTTGGTCACATCCTCAACCCGAAGGCTGTTACCTACCTTCGAGGAGCCAGCGGTAACTGGCAGCAAGGGTTCGCCCTGCTGGAGATCGATAAGAGCAACGTCACGCCCCGCATCCTCCCGGTGCTGGGTAACAAGGCGATTGTTGATGGGGTGGTGTTCCCAACACGATGACCGAGACAATCGACCTCGACAAGCTGGTTCGAGACGTCAGGCAGACGCTGTCCTACTGTGCTAAGGTCACCTCCCGTAAGTGGGTAGGCCTCCTCTCCCAGGAGGAGATCGAGAGCGTCGTGCTGGAGTGGTTGGTCAGCAACCCCTCCGCTCAGCGCGCCCTGATTGAGCGTTCTCCTACTGAAGTGAAGAAGCTTCTGTTCTTCAGGTGCCGGCTAGCTTGCAGTCAGGAGCGAATCGACTTCGACCAGTTCAGCGGTAACTGGTGGTACAGCACCGACGAGGTGAAGATCCTCGCCCAGGAGTGGCCCCGCAACGGTATCACCTCCATTGAGGAGAAGGTGGACCTGGAGCAGGCGTTCCGCAGGCTACGCCCCGCATCTCAGGATGCGCTGTGGGAGCTGGTTATCGACGGCTCACCGGAGGACGCGAACCAGCGTCGGCGCGCGAACCGAGCCCTCAACAATCTCACCAACCTGATGAATGCTTCCCGGAACAGCCGGGTTGCAGCTCACCTAGACAGCGGGGGCCGCACAGGCTCCCACCCAATCTCTTAAGGAGACTCTGTGTCAGACATTTTTGGAACCGAGGAAACTATTGTAGCAGATGAAGCCCAAGCAACTACCGGCGGGGATGTTCAGCCCGCGGCGTCTACCCCCCAGGCCGTCACAAAACCCGCAGCCCGTAAGGCTGAGGTGGAAGACGCCAACTCAAAAGTAGTTGTCACCCTCAAAGGGGGCAAAGGGTACGAGGCCCCTTGGGTGGTGCTGCATTGTGACACGGTAGCCGAGGCTAATGAAGCTCTGTCGGATGCCGCTCTCGTGGAACTTCTCGACCGAGCATCCAAAGCTGGAGCCTATTTCGCTCGCAAGGAGGCTCCAGCAGTCCCTGTTCAGGCTAGCGCAGCCCCAGCGGGCCAGGGCAGCCCGTACGGCGCGCCTCAGCGCCCCGACGGCATCTCTGACAAGGTGTGGGGTCTGATCCAGCAGGGCGGCTCCATTAAACGCAGCAAGCCAGGCGCTGCTCGCCAGTGGGTAGGCATCGCTCCCCCGAAGGGGGTTAACGGAGGTCTCGCCTTCCTGAACGACCCCGCGGAGATTCAGGCAGTAGAGGCTTACTTTAGTTAGTTACACTGACGTGGTCGCACGCCAGCTGAAACTGCTGAACGAGGCAGTGAACTACTTCAGGTGGCACTACTACTACGATGAGCCTCTGATTAGCGACTACGACTTCGACAGGCCGCTAAACCAACTAAAGCGCCTGGAGAGCGAGCACCTGTTCCTAGCCCCAACCGTATCGGCTGAAGTAGCCCCGTCCCGCAGAACACTTCCTAAGTACCCTCTCTAGAAGCCGCGCCCGCCAGGCTTAACCGGCGGGCAACCATCTACCTAAGGATTTCCATGCAACTCGCACACATCATTAAAACCCCAGAAACCTTCACATACCTTCCCGGACCGACAGAGCAAGCCGTTGTGTACATCGGCGACTACTCGGTGGTGGCTAACATCCAGCTCCAGCCGGGCTGGGAGCTGCCCGCTGGCAGCGCCGTTACCGAGAAGGCTCACATCTTCCACACCCCAGCGTTCGGCCCGATGAACCACCCGCTCACAGCCGCACGCGACCTCGTAGGTGGCTGGCGAGTAGTCTACGAGCACGAGACCTACGCTCTGGAGGAGTTCGAGGCTGAAGTCGATGCCCAGCTCACTGGCGATGGTGAGTACGCCCAGTGGAATACGGACCTGAAGGAGGTCCTACGGGGCCAGACTAGGGGTCTTGTCAAGTACCTGTACTGGCTCAGCCGCGAGTTCCAGAACGCCCCGGCAAGCCAGTTCGTCGAGGCCCAGTTCACAAGGTTCATGGACGATCCGGTATTCGCGGACCTCGTGCTTCAGATCGAGGAGAGTCACCGAGTCTGGGGGCCTCATGACGCTAAGTGACCCAGAACTTGCGTACAAGCGAGTGCTCCAGCACTTCGGCGTCTACCCGCACGAGCCCCTGCTGAAGGAGCTTCAGCGCGTGTCCGAAACGGGCCCAGCCCGAGGCAACCGGCGGAAGCTGAATGAGCATCAAGTGGCTGAGATCCGCATGAAAGCGGGTCTCGGGGCCAGCTTCCGGGAGCTGGCCGATATGTTCCGCGTGCACCCCTCAACGATCGGACGAATCGTCAAAGGAGTCTACCACCAGTGAAGATTTTGACGCACCTCTGGCAGCACCACAAGGCCGTCATCAAATGCCCCGAAAACGAGGCCGACCTACGGGAGTTCGGCCAGTGGATTCTGAAACATCGCACCGAGTGGATCGCGTGCGACACCGAGACAACGGGTCTCGACATCTTCTCCGCCGACTACAAGTGCCGCAAGGTGCAGTTCGGTGTGGGGCTGGAAGCGTGGGTGATCGACACAGACCTTTACAACGACTTCAGCTTCATTAACAAGTTCGAGCTGAAGCTCATCTTCCACAACGCCAGCTTCGACTGGTCGGTTCTGCGCCGCTGCTTCGGGGTTCACATCCCCTTCGATCGTATCAGAGACACGAAGATCCTTGCACACCTAGTTGACCCCCGCCAGCCTTCCGAGGGGGGCCCGGGGCTGTCCCTGGAGGACCTTACCCGCTTCTACATCGACCAGGGTGTAGCAGACCAGGTTAAGGCGTCTATGGGTAAGATCGCCCGCGAGGCTGGTCTCACAAAGGCTGATGTATTCAAACTGATTGACCGCTGGGATGAGCAGTACCTGCTGTACGCGGGGCTCGATGTTGTACTCACCTGGGGCTTGTACCAGATACTCCTACCAAAGGTGCCTACCCAATCCCAGAAGCTCATCCCGTTCGAGCACAGGGTCGCCGAAATCTGCTCTGAGATCGCCTACAAGGGGTTCAAGGTGGACGAGGAATACCTAGAAGGCCTTGTGGCCCGGCTGGAGGGCGAGGAGACGTTCTGGGAGGCTTACGCGTACGAACGCTGGGGCCTGGAGAGCGTCAACTCGAACCGCGAGGTGTCATCCATCCTGATCGAAGATGGCTACACGTTCACCGAGAAAACCCCCTCAGGCCAATACAAAGTGGACCAGCGCACCTTGGAGAAGGTGAGCGATCAAGGCAGTGAGATGGCCGCCGTCGTGCTGGAGGCTCGCGGCATCCGCAAGAAGCGGAACACGTGGTTGAAGGCATTCCAGGAGAACACCGACCCCGATGGTCGAGTGCACCCGTTCATCCACTCGCTGCAAGCCCGCACGGGGCGCATGAGCGTGTCGGGAATCCCGATTCAGCAGCTCCCCTCCGACGATTCCATCATCCGCCGGGTGCTCATCGCCGATGAAGGCGAAAGCATTATATCCTGTGACTATAAGACCCAGGAGCTTAGGGTCCTAGCTGCTTTGTCAGGTGACGAAAATATGATCAACGCCTTTAAGCACGAAGAAGACCTACACCAAAAAACCGCCGACGCCAGCGGAGTCGATCGCAGCGTCGGCAAGATGGTGAATTTTGCTTACGTCTACGGCAGCGGACCCCGGAACATCGCTGCCAATGCTAAGATCACCGTCGAGAAAGCCCGGGAGGTGATCGAGGGATTCGAGCGCAGCTACCCGAAGGTGAAGCGGCTCAACCAACAGTTGCAAGGCCAGGCTAAGAAGACGGGGGCTGTCATCACCCCCACCGGTCGAGTCCTGCCAGTGGACAAAGACCGACCATACTCAGCCCTCAACTACATGATCCAGAGCACGAGCCGCGACGTTACAGCGTCAGCCCTCGTACGCCTCGCAGACGCCGGGTACCTACCCTACCTCCGGGTGCCCGTGCACGACGAGGTGATCTCCTCCGTGCCCTCCGAGGAAGCTCAGGAATACGCCAACCAAATCAGTGCGACGATGGCGCAGACCTTCCAAGGACTGCTGATTGACACTGACGCAGCCGTTTACGGCCCATCGTGGGGCCACGGTTACATGACCGAAGAAGACGACCCCGACGAGCCCGCAGGCTCGATTAAGGAAGAACTAGATGACTCACTATCTTGATGCCTCCGTCAGCCCCTTCCACGCCCTGTACAACTGGGTGCTATTCATGATGCCCCGCATGAAGGGTACAGGCCGCTGGTAAACTTAAGGTAGATACGCGAAAACGCCCCCTCCCGGGAAACCGGGTAGGGGGCTTTCGTCATGTCTAGGGTCAGTTCATCTGCTCGTACAAGTCACTAATATCAGGCTTCGGAACAACATCCTGCCTAATAATCGTCACCTGGTTAATAGACTCAGTGAGGTGCAGCGAGCTGATCTTGTGAGACTTAGTCTCGCTACGCCCCTTCCTGAACTGGAAGACCTGCATGTCAGAGGATCCCCGGTTAGTACGCATAATCAGCAGCAGGTTGGAGTCCTGCTGGCCGTTCGACGTCACGTGCAGCGTCCACCCATCCATGTGGTAGCTGAACCCATGCTGGGAAGTGCGGTAGCCCTTCTCGCCTCGGAGGAGGTAGAACTGTGGGGCCGTCTCAGACACGTAGTAGAGCGAGCGGTTCAGAGCGTTGATCAACGCCAGGTAGCGCTTGTTCACCTCTGTCTGCGTCTTGTTGAACTTCGTGTTAGCCTCGATCGCTTCCTGCTGGAGGCGGTTAATCCGGGACTCCAAGCGGATAGCCGACTGGTTCCTGTCCTGCTGAACAGCCAGCACACCCATGATGTCAGCAAACACCCGGAGGCGGCTGTCATCCTGGAACTGCTTAAAAATAATAGACAGTTCATCGTGCAGAGCGGGGGTCTGGCCGGGAGTATTCCACATCTCCTCACGAACCTTATGAGAAGCCTGCGTAGCGGCGTCGACGTAGCTCTCCTGGTCCTTCTTGTACTCATCCAGGCGGCCAGCAATACCGGCCCAGTTGTCTCGGAGGTACTCGAGGTTGAAGTCACTCAGCCTCCACTGGCCCTTGTGATTCTCACCAACCTTCGGATCGAAGATCTGCCTAATCAAGCCAGCAACATTGTTGCCGATGTTCTGAACAAAACTAGCCAGCTTCCCCGTGAGGGGGTTGTAGGTGCGGTTCAGGGGGCCCATCATGCGCTGCCGCGCAGACTCGGGGGTGAGATCACTACCCATCCTCGAGCCGTTGCTGTACAGATCATCCCGTGCCGGTGGGGTGAAGCCCGGGGTGGTCACAGGTCACCCGCCTCCTTAAGCTGCTCGACAAGCAGTGCGCGCTCCTGAGGCGTCATCAAAGCCACCTGATTCACCACCGGGGCTTCCAGAGGTTGATCAATTGGCACCCACTCACCAGAGCCGTTGAAGCCGTGATCCTGGCCCCGCACCGGGGGCTGGTAGTGAATCTCTTGCTCTGGCAGCTTATCCAGGTCGATGACGCCCGTATCGGGGTTGATAGCGGCGATCACCTGATCCATATGAACGAATCCACAGCGGCTGAGGTGCTGAGACCAGCCCTCGAACACAGGCAGAGGTGCCTGGAAGGGGAAGCCGTTGTAGTCGATTCCACGAAATGCCCACACGAACCGCTGAAGAGGGTCGCGGTAGTCAGTCTCGCGCTGCGTGGGAAACCCCATCACCAAACTCCTAACTCTTTCAAACCTGTAGTCAGCCGCTCCAAGCGGCGAGACATATACGTGAAGCCAGAATCGAAGTCGGACTCCCCGACCTCAATATCCCAGCCAGCCTCCGTAGCTGAATGGGTGTACGTGAGCTTACTTACTTGCTCAACGAACAGCTTGCCCGTAGGCATGCCCTCGGCGTGAACCGCCACGCGGTCACCGATGAAGAAGTCACCGGAACCTTTGGGCCCGACGTAGTAGGGGAGCCCTTCGGTCATCTTCACCTTACACGAGTACTTCTCCCGTGTCTCCTCCTTGGCCTTCCGCATAGCGGAGAGCGCGGAGATCGTGTAGGCCTTATCCACCCCTGACACCCACTTCTCGAAGGGGAAATCCCAACCATGCTGCTTGATGCGATCGTGCATCTTATGCGCCTGGAAAGCCAGGATCGTATCCGAGTACAGGGGTTCTGCGATCGCCTCGATAACAGAGCCTGCCTGGCTCTGGCCGAAGATAGCACCCAGCACGCCGCCCAGGCCGATGATCGACGCCTTAATAGCTTCGTTCACACCCGGCATGGACGAGCCGCCGGTGACGAATTGGACAGGGCCCGGAGGTGTGTAGGAGACGTCCACAGCCTCGACGCCCGTGTCTTTTCCGTGGTGCAGCACCACCCAGGGGTGGCTGGGAAGCGTGCCACGCCAGTTAGCCTGGCGGTACTGCTCGGGGGTCTGGCCGTAAGGCAGCGTCTCGTAGCCCTCTGTGAGGCCGTCCCCCTTGATTCGTTTAACACCTCGGATCAGCCCGGAGACAAGGCTGCCGAGGAAGCTTGTACCCTCAGTCCAACCGCTGCGATCCTCAACCTTCACGATCAAGCAGCCGTGCTTAACGCGACGCCCCTCAATAGGTTGTTTATCTCCATCGAGGTAGCGGCGAACGTCAATGGTGAGCTGAGCATCCTTCACGATGTCAATCACGCAGTCGTGGAAGTACTTGAACCGGCTGGTGAGAATAGCTGGTATAGAGCGGTCCTGGAAGAACGGGACTGGCTCAACCATGATCGGCCACTCCGAGAAGTCCAGATCCACCCACTGCCTAACATTCAGCGGATCATCCGGGATCATCCACTTACTGTTGTTCTTCCTAAGGAGGTTAACGAACAGTGTGGAAGCAACCACCCAGCGCGAAGGCCCGAACAGCAGGAACGCCTTAGGGAACTGGATCTCAGCTGGCAGGAAGGGATTCGACCAGACGAGCAGGTCCTTCAGCTTGCGGTAGTCATGGACGGCACTTACATCCACCACCGACTCCCCAAGGGGCTTTGATCGAACGGTGACGTTCTCGATGCGCCCGCTCCAACGAGCGCCCGATTTATCGCAGGTGATGTACAGGGACTTAGTGGGCCAGGCGTCTGGCTGCTTCAGCAGCTCGCCAGCCGGGTTGTTCAATGGTATCTCCAAGCTGGCGGAGCCCGCATCGTTGTGTAGCCACGTGAACTCGACTTTGTTGTAGTCTTCCACCTCCGCCAGCAGACGCCAGTTGCCGTCCCACAGGCGGATCAGAGGAGGCTGCTCAGCGGCCTTGCGGCGCTCAGCCTCGCGCTTCTCAACTATCTCAAATGGGTTAGTCATCTTATCACCACGGGGTATTGTATCGAGGAGCGAAGGAGAACGTGATTTGGAGGGCCGAGCCACTAGGAAGATCGACACTCATTCGGAAAACCTCGTGGGTTTTACCGGCTCGGATACCGCCACCTAAGCGGACCCCGTTCATTGCAGCCCAGATGAGAGTGTCGTACTCATCCTCGACCTGGCGGGAGCCTGGGTCGTAGTTGACAAACATCTTGAAGCGTTCGGTACCTGTAGGCTGAGGAAGCGTGACACGGGGTGAGGAACCTCTGTTGGCCTCGCGCGGGATTTTAATCACCGGCCAGCCTCCCCCTTTTCCTGATGCAATAGCCAGCCTGGGGTAGCTCTCAACCTCGCCGAGACGGTCCTTCGGGAGTGTAACCTCCCAGAAAGTAGCAGCGCCTCCGCGATCCTGGCGGAACTCCTTGACGAACTCAGGGCCATACCAGAACGGGTCATCAGCAACACACGTCACAATCAAGCTTGTAGCCTCCGCAACGTTGGGGTCGATCTCAGTGTCGAGGTCAAACTCGACGAGCCGAACCTTCATAGTCCGCATCGTCGTATCAGTGGTGACTCGAATGGTAGTGTAGTCATCGAAGGCAAACAGCGAGCGGGCTAGTGCCTCGCGGTCCCGGAACTGCTGACCCCCGTTGGGGCCGTCGTTACTAATCAACAGCTTCAGCACGATGTCCCGGGGTTCGTAGCGGAACCCGAGGAACTGTTGGCCGTGGCGCTGAGCCGGGTTGCGGATGCGGGCCGACGTCTTAGCATCGTACCACCCCTGCTTGCCTGGCTCCAGGGCGATACCGTCCTGGTTCGCGTTGCCCCCCGCGATAATGACGGGGGCTATCTCTTTGTTGGGGCTGATTAGTTCAACTTGTGTTAGCATCGCGTCTCCTTCGATAGCTAGACAATGTGAAATTATGGTGTAAAGTTTGTATAAACGTAACAGTGACAGAAGAGGGCGGGGTTATTACACCCCGCCTTTCTGCGTTTCAAGGCCTCCCGAAGGTGGCCCAACTAGTCGTCGTGATCCCTCATCTGAATCTTGCGGTGTCGCACCTCTTCAAGACGAAGAACCTCTTCGACTGACAGCACGTGGTAGTGAATCGAAGGCTCCTTCTCCTCACGCTCGCGTGCTCGGCGCTCCTGATCGAAATCCGAGTTGGTTGGCTCGAACTTCACAGCCTGGTTGATAGCCCGGCTGATAGCACCATTGCCCATACCGAGATCGCTCTTCAGCTGCGACAGATTCTCCAGAGCAAAGGTGACCGGAATCTCACCGATCTTAGCCTCCTCCAGAGCCTTCTTGACGCGACCACTGAAGTTCGGGTCATTCAGACCCGCCTCGATCTGGTCGAGCAGCGGATGCCCGCCAAACTGGGACCGCAGAGCCTGGACGGCCCCAATACCCATCGACTTGAACTGATCCAAGAACCCACCATTGATGATGGTGTTGTTCAGGTTCTGGTTCATCATCTCCTTCAAGCCGTCGATCCAGTACTCCTGGAAAGAACGCTTGATGGAGTCGTAGTCGGGCTTATCCAGCTCCGGCATCTGGAACTTCGGGGCCTCGCCAGCCTTGTACTCGGTAGGCTTCTTCCGCTTGGCGTTCTTCTCGGCGTGTTCGCCGCGACGCTTAGCCTCGCGCTCCTCGTACCGCTTCAGAGCCTTGTCGTGGTTCTCGATCGCACGCTGGATCTTGCGGGCGTTAGACGCCCTAGCCTTATCCTCAACCTGCGTTCGCTTGAACCCCTCCATCGCCTTAGCCGTCTCAGCGACGGCCTCACGAGCAGCACCCGGAATGTCCTGGAACTTGCCAGAAACAATGCCCGCGATCTTCTCAGCGGCAGACTCAACCGTACCAACTTCCTTCAGCATACCACCGGCAAAGTCCTTCACCAGCGCCATACCTGAGGTGTCAGTATAGCCAGAGCCCGAGAGTGGGCCCTTCTTAGCGGGGGAGTGCGGGAAGTAGGCCTTAGCAGCAGCCGCAGCCGCCGAAGCAGCAGCGGCAATCGCCGGAATACCAGCTCGAATACCATTGGCAAACGAGGTAGTCATCGCCAGGCCCGACCCAGTAAGGTCGATCTGGAACATGCCCGGGAGGGAACCGACGAACCCCGCGATGATGCCCTGACACTGAGCCACGCCCGCGGCCACACCAGCGGCCAGCGTTGCAAACGAGGCTGTCGCAGCAGCAGCTGCTTCAGCAAACCCGTTAGACAGTGCCGAGCTGATGTTGGCCACCTCCGAGGATACCACGGAGGAGACCTGACTCATAGCCGACTGCACGCCCGAAGCGAGGTTCGAGAATGCGGAGGTGAACGAGGAGTCAAGACCGCTCAGGCCCGACTGGATAGCCGCCTGCATCTCAGCCATGCTGGAAGTGACAGCAGCAACAGCCGCCTGGAACGGCACCGTCAACTGCTCGGTCAGCCCCTGGAATCCGAGGGTGATACCCTCAAACGACGGGGCGAACGAAGCGATCTGCTCGTTCAGCGTGGTGAACGCCGTCCCGATACCCGTGAAGGTCTCGGTAAGCTGAGGCCCAATAGCGCTGATCTGCTGGAGCTGCGTAGCAAACCCTGCGAAACCCGCGCTAGGATCGCCGCCCCCGGCCTGCTGGCCGAGAGCCGTAGCCTCCTGAAGCTGCTGGAATGCGCCCGTGATGACCGGCAACGCTGCCGTCAAACCAGTTAGGTTCTCAACCGGGATAGCCGTCATCGCCTGGAGATCTTGAGCCAACCCTTGGAGAGGGCTGCCTTGCAGACCCGCCGCTGCGCCTTCAGTCTGAAGAGCACTCAGCTGCTGCTGCACCTGGGCGATCTGTTGGATAGCTTGAGTCTGAGCAGATAGGTTCTCGACAGGAAGCTGGCTGATAGCCTGCATATCCTGAGCGAGCCCCTTCAGAGGAGACTCTCCAGTCTGGTTCTGATTCTGGCCAAGCTGAGACAGCTGGCTCTGAACATCCCCAATCTGACGCAGACTGTTCACCGAGTTTGCTAGGCCGTCGGTGTTGATGTTACTCAGCTGCTGAGTGTCCTCAGCCAACTTCTTCAGAGGTGACTCGCCGTTCTGAGCCTGGTTCTGAGCTTGGAGCTGGCTGTTCGCCGCCTCAGCCGCTGCATCCTCTAACTTCCTTTGGGCCTCAACATACTTGTTGACCTTATCGACATCCGGCTCGGGACCGTTCAGCCACTTACTCAGGTTCTTAAACAAGCCTCCGATACCGAAGTTCTCAGCATCCATGTGCTTGCCCGTGACCTTCTCGCCGAAGGACAAGGCCAAGTCCTGAATCTGGTTAAGCGGTCCAGCGAGATTACCGAAGGTTGCTAGGTCAAGAGCGCTTAAGTCCTTCAGCGGGCGAACAAGAGCTCCAATACCTGAGCCGATCTTCTCAGCAAACCCGTCAGGTAGGGCGTCGCCCAAACCCTTGAGTGTACCGACAAGGCCTTGCAGGTCGCTGATTGAGTTGCTGGAGAACCCAGCCAACCCCTCGGAGATGCCCGGAAGGGCTCCCTTCAGAGTGTTCATAGCACCGGACAGCCCGTCGAGAGCCAGACCGCTCAGATCACTAAGCGCACTCGTGAAGTCAGGTAGAGCTGCTTGCAACGTAGGCAGGTTCTCGGTCCAAGCGGAACTGAAGGCTCCTGACAGACCGTCCCAGGCTCGCTTAACGCCCTCTAGTGAGGGGGCGATGTTGTCGAGGAAACCTGAGTTCTGCGACCACTGAGCAACTCCGATAACCATATCGGAGAGGCCTGTACCAACATTCGACAAGATTGTTCCGAGGCCGTCCAGACCAGCGTTGCCGATCTTCGACAGCACCGGTGCCAACGTCTCCATGCCGGGGCCCAGCGACTCCAGCACCCGTCCAAGGTTACCAACCACACCACCCGCGAGGTCCGCGATCAGGTTACCGAAGGTGGACAGTGAGGGCATGGCCCGCGTCACACCGTCAGCGAACTGGTCGAAGAACTTAGTGAAGCCCGGAATAACCGTCGTGAAGTTCTCGACGCCCGACTTGATGATCCGCCCGACGTTCGTCGAGAAGCTGCCAATGACGTCGTAAGCACCCTCGATTGCCGTCTGGAGAGTCCCGTTAGCGATCAGCTCGTTAACGTTCTTGCGGAACGAGGATCCGAAGGAGTTCAATCCAGCGGCCAGCTTGGGGAACGTGTTTGACCCCGCGCTAGCGATGTCGAGAACGGCCCCGGTAAACTCCTCAGCAAACGGCTTCATCTGGCTAAACAAGTTCCCGGTGTTACCGAGAATGTTGTTCAGCTTAGCGATGCCGTTAGTACTGGTGACAGCATTCACCATACCCTGAGTGAAGTCCGCCGTACCGTTAGCGACCTGCTTCATACCCTCGCGAGTCTGAACCATCATGTCACTCAGCTGAGCAAACTGGGGAGTCAGCCGTTCCCGATAGACGTCGGACATCGCCGTCTTCAGGTTATTGAACTCAGGTGCGGCTGCCTGGGCGGCATCCTTCACACCTTGGAAACCCAGAGCCAGTGAGCCGAACACCGCCGCTGCTGAAGCGGCGAGAGCTGGAATACCCGCTAGCGCGGCGGAGATGCCGCCGATAGCTGGTCCGATCAAGGACGCAACCGCCGCCACGATCCAACCAGTCCGAGTCAGTCCAAGGAATGACCTCTGGAAGCCCTTCTGGCGCCGGTTGAACAGGTTGAACTCGCGGTCGGAGTCCTTACTCTTCGAGCGAGAACGCTTACTGTAGTCAAACAGTTCAGGTCCGTCAGGGCCCTGGAACTTGCGGCCACGAACAAACCGGATCTTCGGAGACAGCTCAACCGCCTCACGGCCAAGCTGCTTCATCCGCTCGGAAGCCCTCGCGAAATGCTCGCGGGCGGCGTTACCGAACTCCTGCACCTTCAGACGGGCCTCAGCTAGACCTCCGCGCAAGCGGTCTAGATCGCCCCGGTCAAAGCTGAAGGCCTTGCCGACGCCGAACTTCAGGTCACCGAGGCTCTGCTTCAGCGACGCCCGGCGACCGAGATTACGCTCACGCTGAGCTAGCCCCTTCAGGAAGTTGCTGTTCAGCCGGTTAGACCGCTGCTCCAGACGAGCAAGGCCTTGATCAGTTAAACCGAGAGCTCGGCGGGCTTCAGCCGCCTGCCTCTGCAGATCGGCCAGCGCCTTAGTGCGGCCCGAAGGTGTGGAAGACCGGAGGTTTCCGAGAGCAGCCTCGAGGCGTGCGATCTCAGCATTATACTTACCACCGACCTTCTGCCTAGCCTGCTTACCGTTAGCCCGGGAGCGCTCGATATCACGCAGCTTCTTCAGCGCGTTGATCTCACGTTGGTAAAGTTGCTCGGTTTTCTTAGCGTCCGCCCAAAGGTCCGAGAAATCAGCCTTGCCGAACACCTTATCGGCCCCGCGAGAACCTAGCCTAGATATCTCACTCTGGGCCTGGCGGGCGCCAGATCTCAGCTGAGCCAGCCACCGGCTCGTACGATCCCCAACCTGCTTCTCCAGCTGGAAGTTAAGCGCGTGCTTCAGCAGCTCAGCATCAGTCTTAGTCTCGCGAATCTGCTTCCTCATAGCCGCCAGTGCTTTCGAGTAAGCCTCAGCCGCCTGGGCTCGCTGAGTGGCGCGCCCTGCAGTCAGCCTCTCCTGGATGTTGGGTAGCTTAGGTAGCTTCGCAGTAAGCTGCTTCAGCCCGGTAAAATCATACTTAGGTATCTCAATGCGGAAACCGCCCTTGCGGCCCCACGTGGTACGCTTCAGGCGGTCCATCTGGCGGAGGGCACGGGAAATGTCGACATCAGCATCGACCTTCACCTGACCCTTCTCGCCCTTAGTAGCTTTGTTAAGGCTGGATCGGAGGTGATTCTTATCAACCTCTGGCTTGACTTTAGTCTTGCCGTCAACGTCTCCGAGCTCCCGCTCGACGTCCTTCTTCAGCTCGTCAGTATCAGCCTGGAGGGGAACCTTAACCTTCCCCATCTTAGCGAGGTCTCGCTCGACGCGCTGCCTAAACCCTCGTGTGTTAGGCAGGACGCGGATTGTTACGCGACCGACTTCAACAGCCATAACTTACCCTTCTGTTTGGTAGTTTGCCCTAGCCATTGCTGCAAACAAGTTGCTGCCTGCCCGGCGGCTAGACTTCCGAGCACGGGAAACAATCGTCTCAGGAGGGGTCAAACGCTTCTTAGTACGCACCTGAACATTCGTGAACGTGTTCTGCTGCACGGCGTCGATAACCCCGGCCAGCAGATGCTCCGTAATCCCCCAGCCCGCGGTATCCTTATCATTGGTAAGTGCTGCGTACGTCATGCTATCCGGTGGTAGAGCGTACACTAGGCACAGCGCCGTCTTAGCGTCCAACTCAGACAAAAAAAGCCCCCGAAGATCCACGCCGTAATAGCGTAGAACCTCGGGGTATATCTTGTCGCCGTGCTCGTCGAGCAGGTCCGCTAGGGCTAAGCTTCCCCCGGCTGAGTAGCCTCCATCCAAGAGTGGAAGACCTCCATCAGGTTAGCAGGGCTGTCCTCCAGTAAATCCAGCAGCTCCTGGCCTCGGCCATTCTTCTCAACAGCCTTCAGAAGACTCTTAACCAGCTCGATCTGGCTGTCAGTGTCAGTCGCGTCATCCGCGCTGTTCAGGATCTTGTCAGCCTCACGACGCTGCGTCGCGGGCAGCTGAAGCAGGTTCTGGAAGACGAACTTGTCGTCGCCGTTGGTGATCTCGAGACCCTGGTAGCGTTTAGCAGCAGCATCACGAATATCGGAAAGAGAGTAGGTAGCCATGTTGTGTCTCCTCAGATAGGCTATTCAGCCCGCGCCGGGTGGCGCGGTTCAGGGGTTGGGGTTAGCTTAGGCTTCCGGGGTGATCCACTCGAAGAGCAGTCGGCCTGGGTGGTTCACAAAGGTAGCGCGAACCGGTAGGATGGCGAACTCATCCGCCTCCAGCTTGATGGCTTCCTCGCGGCGGAGGGTAGCCTTAGCAGCGGTAAAGGCGATCACGAACGGTCCGTCAACCATAACAATGAGGATAGCTACCTCAATGGAGGTGCGGGAACCGTCCGAACCGTAGATACCTTCGGTCGTGCTCTTGTTCTTGCCGAAGTAGGCTTCAAGAGTCTCGACATCCCACTGCACAAAGCGGATGATGACGTAGTCCACCGGGTCTTCCTCGGTGACTTCCTTCAGCTTTTTCTTCTGCCAAGAGCCCTTAACTTTGGTGTCACCACCGTCGAAGCCGAACTCAGGCAGCTCCTCCTGGGCTGTGTGGCCCGCGAGCTCCCAGTCGTTAGCCTCAGCGCCTTTCTTGACCTCTACATTCGGAGTCGTGCCGCCTGTAAGAGTGGCGTTGGCCGTCAGCTCTTCATTAGCTTTAGCCAGCTTGCCGATGAAGGCGACCTCGTAGTTCTTACCGGCCTCGCCGGTAACAACAACGTTGCCAGCTCCAATCGAAGCTAACTTGGAAAGCTCAGCCTGGATCTCAGCTGGAGTAGCGTTGTAGGCCAGAGCAGCCGTGGCGTTACCCTTGTGGGTAAGGGTGAAGGTGCCGCCGGTCGGGGCACCCGTCACAGAAACCTTGACGCTGGAAGCGCCGAAGGTCTCGGGGTTGAAGTTCTTCAGGGCTGCGCGGCTCGGGGCTGCAGTGCCTACAGGAGCCTTAAAAACGTAGCCCGTGCTAGCGGTAAAGACTTTCTCATCAACGAGAGCCATTTAACCTCTCCTTCGGGGGTACCGGAAGTCTGTACGCAGCAACTGTTGCACGCGCCAGGTTCCTTGAATTTCAGAGGGGAATTGAGTCATTCCCAGGGTTTCGCGCACCCTAACCAGGTGCCCAACCCCCGGAACAACAACGTTCCGGGAGTTCACTAAGATATTTCGGCAACGGATCGCGAGATCCTCCGTAGCAGCCAAACCCTCCCGGGTAGTAGCTGTGATCTCGACCACCGGGTGTTCCAGCCCGTTCTGGATAGAGCCGAGGGAGTTCAAGCCGCCGAGGCGGCGAACTCGAACCTCCGGGTACTCTCGGTGCTCGACGTTGTCAGACCATGTTCTAACGTGAACGCCAGGTCCTAGCCCTTCTCGAAGGAGGGGTAGAACAATATCCTGCACTCTGGGTGTGAGCTTCGGAATCATACGGCCTCCTTACAAGCTAGCTACAGCGCCTCGGATAATACCGAGCTTACCTTCGATGATGAGAGCCTTGCCCTTCGGATCATCCAGATGCAGGAAGGCGTCGGAGATGCTTCCCTTCGTCACCGAGATATTCGATGGGGGCTCATTAGGCTTACGGGTGCGGTCATGGTTCCTGTGATGCGGCTCGAGCCGGGCCTCCGCGATACCCTTGGCCGCCGTCATGCGGGCGAAATTGTACGCGCCAATGCCTGGGTTGTTGCGGACGATCTTGCGGTAGGTGTCCGACTCGGAGCCGTACCACTGGATGTGTGCCAAGCTAGCTCCTCCGCAACGTGTAATCGAAGTGGCCAGTGCGTCTAGACATTCGGTACTCGGTAGGATACCCGAAGACCTCCCAACGCTCGCCTTCTTTCACAACGTAGCTTTGCGGGCCGATCTTCACTGAGTGATCCTCGCGCCGAACACGCATCCGAGCGACATTCTCCGTGAAGAACCCCTCGGTCATCTGCTCCTGACGCCTGGCCGCTGTGCCGCTCTCACCGTGAGCCTGCCACATCACCCACAAGCGCTTCGGCTTGTCTGAAGGATGAGTGAACGTGTTACCGTCCCGGTCGCGGGTAGCAACTTCAGGGTAAACATCAACCCAACAGTTGCCTTTGTCAAGAAGGCTCACTAGACCTCCCACGGTGGTTTGGGGCCCGCGTGAACCACAGTCACACGCTGGCGCACACCTAGGCGCTCCCACTCCTCGTCTAGAATCTTCAGACGCCCATCAGCGAGGCTGCCGTAGCGCTCGTAGATGTAGTTACCGTCGGTCTCACTCTTGAACCCTTCCGGGTTGCTGAGGAGCCTAATAACCGCATCACAGCACACAGCTTTAACCACGCGGGCGTACACCGGGTCTGCAACGACCCGTGTGTTTAGATCCTCAATCCGGGTTCGGAGGAGGTCAAGGGCGTCCTGTAGCCTGGCCGAGGCGACCTTCCGCTCAACGTCGGTGAGATCCTCGGAGGATGCCCACCTAGCTTCTAGATCCTCGACCGTGACCACTACTTCTCAACAACCTTCACGAACGCTTGCGGGTCACGCACAACCAGGCCGAATTCAGCCTCCGCACGAACGGCCACAAGGTTGTTCTGCCACAGGCTGACCAGACCGGAACCATCCTGAGCGTCAGACAGATCCAAGGTAGCCTGGTCGGAAACGTCGAAGGTGATACCGCCGACCTGGCCCCAGATGATCTTGCTGAAGTCACCCATGAAGCCTCGAGTCGTGCCGGAACCAATGCCCTTACCGAGCAGGGCCGGGCGGCCAAGGATGCGGCCCTTAGTGGTCAGGGAGTTAGTCTCGACGTAGGTAGGCTCGGTGAACAGCGGACGCCCGTTAGCGTCGAGCGAGCTGTTCATCACAGGCTCGACCTTATCGTCGAGGATAGCGCCTGTCCATTTCTTGCCGTCGTTGACCAGCAAGCTCAGGCCCTCATTGAACGCCTTGTAGGCGTCTGGTTTAGCTGGGGTGCCGTCCACCAGCTTGACAGACTTAGTGGTCTGGTTCATGTGAGCCCCGAACGGGGAGTTGATGCCATACAGGGCTGCATCGTCGAAGGCCTTAGCGAAAGCCTCAGCCACCTTGTTACGCATCGTCTGAGCGTAGTTCAGCGGATTCTCGCGGGCAACCTCAGAGGAGACCACGAAAATAGCGGCAATTTTCTTCGGCTCCATCACGACTTTCTGGAAGCCGCCCTTAGTGATCGGCTTCTGAGCAGTCTCAGCTACCCAGCTGGCTTTAGCCGTGCCGGACCAGACCGGGATAGCCTTGCCGGAAGGGCCGAGGGCTTCCTTAGTGGCGAGCTGCTGTACGAACGAAACGCGCGCGATCTCATCGAAGATCGGCTGGGCAACTTCGGGGGTGAGAAAAGTACTAAACTCTGAGCGCTTAGTTACGTTACCCATGTTAGCGGGCATGGAATCTCCTTCAGGTTAGTTTACAGCGGAGGTCAGCAGGGCTACCAGCGGATCTCCGTTGAGGGGCAGTGGGGCAGAACCCTGCGACGGGTCGGTAGCTCGAGCTGGTGCGGGGTCGGAGCCAAACAGGGCCTTCAGCTTCTCCGCGTGGGCTGCCACCTCTTCGGCGGTGTCACCCTTCAACAACGCAGCGAAATCGTCCAGCTTGTCACTGCCAATGCCGGCATTGAGGGCTGCGCGGAGGCGCATCTCACCCTGACTGAGAGCCTTTACTTCAGCCTGTGAGGCTGCCAGTTTCTCTTCCAGTTCGGTAACCTTTGTCGTGTACCCCGAAGCCTCCTCCTGGGCCTGCTTCAGAGCGGTAGCAAGGTCGTTCTTCTCGGAGCGGTACTTAGCCGCCTCCGAGTTAGCTTTTGTGATCTGGTCACGTGCCCAGTCCGGGAGCTCCTGGCTCACGTTCTCGGCGGTCGAGGTTTCCTCACTCACGGTGATTCACCTTTCTAGGCTGCCACCTGGGCATCCTGTAGAAGTTCTTGTATTCTGCCTGCTTCCACCTCGCGGCGGAAAGCTTTTCGAGCCTCGTGGCCTCGGTATCCCTGGCGCCTGGTGACGTCATTCCAGAGAGCTTCAGCAGCCTGCCAGCGTTCCCGGCCTTCCCAACTCCTGGTTGTGAAAACCGGCACAATCTTGCAGTCGCAACCGTCGTGCCACGCATTCATTTGTTCACCTACAAGCTCGCCGCCCCCGGCGTCGAACTCAAATCGAGCACCGGCGGTCTTAGCCGTCTTGTAGACAGGTCCTCGAGAAGCTAGCATCCAGCACCAGCCGCACGTTTCAGCGCCAGTAGGTACTCGTGCCCAGCCTCTCACAAGGCGGGACTTACCTTTAGCTTCTCGCTTGTCGTTAACCTCGTTGTGTAGGTCATCGAGCGAAATCTCGGAGGAGGTGAATTCGTCGTCTTCCTCCCAGATAATCTGGTCGTCTAGAGCTTCATCAACGTCGCTAACAGCTCGCAGGATCTCCCGCCGTCCACCGTTCTCAACCGTCCGAGCCACCCGCAGAGCTGCCCGCGCCACCTCGTTAGCCGTCGTATTCGGCTTCATCATGAGGGGCCTAACCTCCTCCATGTCCTTAACGAACCTCTCGAAGGAGAGTCGAGGAAGGGGCCGGTTCGGCATGGGGGCGTCGACAACCTTGGCCCGCTCCGATTCATACAGTCGGCGGGCTAGGTTAGCACCGTAGGTGTAGCGGGAAGCAACTTGCGGGAAGATCGTTTGCAGTAACAACCTCCAGATGGGGAGGGTGACTTGCCTCGAGGCATAACCCGCGAAAGTCGTTGTGACCGACCTAATCACGGGCGCTACGTTGGCCGCTTGAGCGGCCTCTAATTCAGCTAGGTTCATCGCTCACCGGCTGTTCATACATAGCGTTCAAGGCATTGATGGGGTCTGTCTTATCTTCAGCCTCCATGCGGCGCCTCTGCTCAGGTGAGTAGCCCGCGTCGATACGCGCCTGCTCCTTCGTGATGAAGCCCGCGCCGTTCGCGTACTTCTTAGCTGTGGCGTCGGCGATAGCAGCCACCGTCGGTGTCGAGGGGTCGCGCCACAACGCCTCCATGCGGAAATCATCCAGCGAGAGCTGGCGGCCCATTACCAGGAGGGAAACGCGCATAGCTCGCTCCCAGGCGTCCCCGAACTGTACCGTCAGGGACTCGCAGGTACGAACCAGGCGGGTTTCCGCTGCTCGAATGGCCTCAGCAGATGCTGGGTTGTCGGAGGAGCTGGACAGGTAGCTCGGAGGTAAGCCCGTGTAAACGGCCGCCATGCGGAGAAGCTGGTCGATAGCCTCGGTGAAGTTCCGAAGCTCCGCTGCGTTCAGCTGGGAGACCTTACCTTGGGGATCTTCGATTGCGATGTAGCTGTTGATGTACAGCTCCAGCGGTGACTTTGTGTCGCCCTTAATCTCGTTGGCCGAAGCGCCAAAGATCACACGCTGGGGCGTTGCCATAAGCTCAGAGGTAGCCTGCATGTTCATGAGGATGCGGCTAGCAGCGTCGGTGACCGACTGTATCTCCTCGGTGATGATCGAGGTGCCGTACAAGTCAGCGCTGTTGCTGCGACGAACCACCGGCACTACCGGCACAACGCCAAGGCCGTGCTGCACAGTTTCTGCAACCTTCAGCTGTCCCTGGTCGCGGAGGAAGTACTCAGTGCGATCCGGGAAGTAGAGGGTCGCAGAGGCTACCTGGTTACTATCATCCAACACCTTGCGGACAGCCCACAAGACCTCCCCCGTTCGGGGGTCAATCTTAGCGAAAAGTCCACGCGGCGACTCAACCTTGATAACCGGGATATCCGGTACTCTCAGCGGGTTAGCTTCATCTTCTTCGGTAGGCGCCGATATCGTGATGTACGATCGGCCATACACGAGAGAATCTGTCACCTGGTTCACCATCTGGGAATCCAGGGAGTTAGCACGGTACCAGGCCCAGAGCTCGTCATCCCCAGAGGGGGTGGAATCTCCGCGCTGGAACCCTTCGAGAATCAGACGCTCAGCGATCGCACTCACGTAGATACGCGGGATTCCTACCTGTGCCAGCAGCTTACGCAGCTGAGGCGGGGTAGCGATGCCGATCGCCATATCTCGGGCTTGTGCGTTGTAGTAAGACCAGAGCCGCGCGAAGCTCGTCTGGTACTTATCCATCTCGTTAAACGCCTGGTCGAGAGTGATCTCGACCGGCTGGGGGTTTACCATGTGATAGCGCCTCCTCCGGTGCCGTTTCGTGTCTTTCGGTCAAGCAGGTACTGCTGCCTAGCGCCGAAAGCCAAAACCGCAGTTACGGCCCCGTCAATCTTCCGGCTGGAGTCCTTCGACTCCTTGCGGATGCTGATAGCATCCCAGGGGGTGGGGTGCCGGTGAGCATTCAAAACGTACCACCTAAGTAGTGGATCGCCGTTATGAGTAGCTTCACCAGCAAGAATAGCATCTACAAAGCGCTCACAATCGAGAGCGAACCGCTTCTGGGAACCACGCATGTCGAAGCCGATAGGGCTGTTCGGACTTGCCCAAACCTTAAGCTTGCGCTTATAATCCCTGCTCCAAGCGTCGATGTAACTCTCCATCTCGTGGACGTCCGAGCGGAACGCCACAACTTTGTAACGCTCGAACAGCGAGCGTACAACAGCGTCAACATCCTCGCGCGGAACCAGCCCGTCGGGCATCTTCTCAGGGTTCCAGGAGCGAATCAGGAACACAGCGCCGTCGCTAATGCGACACGCCGCGATAGCTGTGTGGTCGTTCGACTTCGATCCGTCCAACCCAAGTGCTATCTTGTCGCCTGGCTGAAGCTTCAGGCCCTCTCGGTAACCTGAATCCCACTCAGCGGGTGAGAACCATGCATCCTCAGCAGCGTTGATCTGGTTCAAGAACTTACGCCGCGACTCCGATACCTTGTTGCGGATATCCAGAATGTCGTCGATAATTAAGTCTACGTCAAGCCACACGGCATCGCCGCGGGCTACTAGAAGCCCTTGTCGCAGGGCCTCAATCCCTTCAGCAAACCCCTCAGGGTCTTCCTTCTCAGCGGGGATCTCTCCGACCGGAGTGTCTGAAGGGGCCTCAAGAGCGTCGTACAGCAGGCGGGTATCCACGGCCTCGCCAGCCAGCGCTTTCTGGTATGCGTCCCAGTCAGCCTCACCTACACTATCCTGGCCGGGCACGTGAGCGTTGCAAATACTCAGGCTACGGCAGGAACCGTACGCGGACTTTGTGACGTTACCGGCGATGACGTTGGCCATCTCCTTACCCTGGTTAGCTTCGATCCACCACTGTGTTTCGTTCTGCACCACGAACGTAGGGCGCTTACCTTCCAGGGCCATAGGAGAGCTAGTCACGCCCTCAATCATCTTCCCTCGGTTGTCGTACACGATCGTCTTGTTGACGTCGAGCCCGAACTCATCCTTCATGGCGGGGGATATCAAAGACGGGAACAGGGTGAAGGTGTTACGGGTCTGGTCGTTAGAGACGGCAGCGATCTGAACCCAGGGGTCATACTTAGGCTTGCCGACCGCAGCACCCTCAGCGTCGAAATGGGAAAACTCCACAGGCCCAAGGAGCTCAGCCAGCGACAACGCGCCGACCAGCGGATCCTTGCCCCAACCTTTCATACGCCGAAGGACACCGGCACGGTAAACAAACCGCCCGCTCGTATCCACGGCATACCACCAAAGGATGAATCGGGCCTGCTCCATCGTGGGCATGAATGGCTGGCCCGCGTAAGGGCCTCCGGGGGTGAGTACCCACTTGTAAAGCCAGTTTAATATCCCCCATCCGAGGGTGTGGTCGGGTAAGACCCAGTCTCCATTTTCGTCAGTCGCCCACGTGGGGCCGATAAAGTGTGGTGCCGCCACTATCAGCCTCCCTACGCTCTCGCCACTCTACGAATGTTTGAAACGGAGGCGGGGGCAGTTCCAAGCCTTTAGCTGCGGCCCACAGCTCGATATTCCGCATCAGGCGGGTTACCCAGCGTATGTACTCGAACTGTTCGTTCTCCGATTTCTGCAATTCAGTTATCTGTTCCTGGAGGCGTTTCTCCAGTTCGATCTGCCCTTCTTCGAGCGACCGAATACGTTGTTCGGTGTACTCCTCTTTACGCTTCCGGCTATTTTCCTTTGTTCGGGAGAGCCACTGAAAAGCAGCGGGAATCCCACCAAAGCGCTCTTTTAGTGTGCGCTCCGAAAACAGGGCGGTTCCGCCGAAGATAAAGAGAAGTATAAAGGTGAGCCACTGAACTCCCGGATGTGGAGGGAGGTTCACCATGTGCTGCACCCAGTCCACTATCAGGCTCCTTTCAGGTACGAAACGTGTTACCCGGGCCGCACCTCGCTTCGGCGGGGTGTGCCTCTAGCCTGATGCAGTGGGTAGCTACTTATTAGTAGCGGCCAGCTCGGTTATCAATAACCGGAGAGAGCTGGTCGTCCGAGACTTCGGCACGGAGTTCCGCGCCGTACTCGTTGATCTTGTTGATCTGAGAAGCCGACCAACCGTTCTTAGTGTGCTTGACACCAAAAACCGTGAGCAGGAAGCCCACAATGAATATGCCGGCCTGGACTCGTTCGTCGGTGGCGAACGGCTGAGTGCCCAGCCAGACGAGGAGGGTAGAAACGAAACCGACAGCGGAGGTGATGGTATTCGAGTTAGCTCGGAACCAGCTCTGCTTTTCAATCTCCTGATTCAGGAAATCCGCCAGGAAGTCAACCTCGCGGAGTTTGGGGAAAGCCATTTAGGCTCCTTTCTGTTGCTCCAGTTTTTCGACTCGACTATTCAACTCTTTGATCTGGCTGGCAATGCCCAGCACGACCTGGAGAGTCTGAAATGCGTGAGAGTCAGCGTTCAAGAGGGCATCCAGCGGCGTCATATCGACCGTGGAGCCAGGAACTCGGGAGCGGTAGCGGCGATCCAGACGGTCGAAGTCCACTTCGTTCTCCTCTTGCTTGCCCCCAAACGGGGGGTTGTCAATGTACCTGTTGACCCGATTTCGGAAATCATTCATGTCGATCCCGCCCGGGTCCCACTTACCTTGGGCCGCGCCCGAATACTCCTTGTGTCCCAGGAGAGTATCGGGGGTAGCTCGCTTGCCGAGGAACCAGAGAATCGCAGCACAACACCTGTAGTAGGCGTCTAGCATGGCTGGTGGCCACGGCGACAGACCGTCGCTCGCCGCCTCAATGCCGATGGAAACCTGATTTGCGGCATTCGTAGGCCAGCCCGGGTAGGAGCCCGCGCCTGCGTGCCACGCAATACCGACGCCAGTTAAGACTGCGGTACCGTCTCGATTAAGGTGAATCTGACTACACAGCCCTAGTTCTGGGTGCTGAGCGATGTAGCCGGGGATGTCGGTGTTAGTGCCCGTGTGGTGCACGACAATCCCCTGAATGCGCCCGAAATCGCCGTGGCCGCGGTCTCGCCAACCCGGCCACTCTTGGACGCGGACACCAAACGCCTTCAGTACTTCAGGCAGGAACGTGGGGTCGCCACGCCAATTCGGATTAGGGCTTACCATCACAGCTCCTCTACTGTAACTAGTGTTTGGACTTTGCTTGTCGCATTCGTCCCGACTCGGACAGCGACTTCAGGCTGCCCGCTCTTTGCAGTCCACATCGTGGTGTCTACGTCTAGCGAAACAGCCTTCATATATACTGTAGACGTCTCATTGCCCAAAAGAGCGTCACCTTTGGTCACTGTGATGTTCGTCACTGTGAAATTATCTATGCCCTGAGTAGTCTCCGGGGTGTACTGAGGCGTCACAGTAATGCGGTACCTACCCGTTCCTATCTGGAGTTTTCCATTTTCGAGGTTCACTCCTCCGCCTTGAACCGCCGTTAATTCAACGGGGGTAGTAGGGGGGGTAGTTTTGTCAGTCGAGACCGTCGCAGGCCCCCGGAAAATCGCTTTAGCCGTACCCGCCGAACGACTACGATTCGTCCACTTGATGCTCTCATCGATCATCCACTCGTTAGGAGTCGAATCCCACGGGTTGT